GGCAGAATTCATAGAAGTAACCACTTTTACCTTCAGCCGTACTTTCAAGTGTGATGCGACCTTTAAGGCTAACTGCCTCAAATGCACCTGTAACAATCTCACGGGCCTTATCTGGAAACTTCGCACAAATCTTACCGAACTCAGACACATGTAATCGGTCTAATGTTCCACCACGAAATGAAGTTGAAACGGTAATTGAGCCACCTTTGCTAAAAACAAGCTCATCTTTAGTTTGAATCTCTAAAGGATTGGCTGCTTTGATAAGGTGTGGCAAGCGATCGTAAGCGTACTTAACCTTTTCACGGAACAGACGCTTAGCATCATGTAATGTATGGGCAATCAAAGCACACTTATCAGACATGAACAATGCAGCATCTAACTGAATCATGCACATCTCAGTGGTAAAACCTAACTGACGTGCCTTTAAGATGATGTTACGTGTCCATTCGTTTTCGAAGTATTCAAGCTGTTCAAGTGTCATCTTGAACTTAACTTGCTTACCCTCTTTATTCGTAATGTAGTAAAGATTATTTAAGCGCCAGTGCTGATCAATAAGTTTTGCTCTATGCTCAGGTTTAAGCATACGCCCTCCTCATTAATCCTCTTTGCTTAATTCATCCATCAAGCTTGAAAGTGACTCAATTTCCAATTTGCCCGAATGCTCCACCTTGTCTTTAAATGCACCTACAGAGATGTGCTTACCCAATAACTCAAGATTCTTAACCTTATCAGGCCACTTGATCTTTTTAAGCCAACCTTCGCCATCATCCACACTGATTGTTTCGATGTTTGATATGTATTGACGCCAAATCTTAGGCCAATCGCGCAACGGCTTAACATTGCCATCATCGTCCATGATGTCTAATACATCCATCTGGTCAATTTCGACTAGGCGCTTTAAGACATAATCAGCATCAATCTGGACGCGCTCAGAACGCTCTTTTAGTGCGTCTTGGATAGCTTTTGCGATACTAGGTTTTGCTAGGTTTTCAGCACCAATCTCATTAGCAGTCTTTTCGCTATAACCCGCTCGAATTGCTGCTTGGGTTGCATTCAGGTCTATCAGATATTCTTCGACAAACCTTTGCTGTTTAGGCGTTAGGTTCGCCATGAATTATTCCTCAATCTCAATATATTTATAGAAAGGTTTTTTTAGTTCACCGGTAGCAATGTGCCTATATGCTGGAGTGTAATTTCTATTGAAAATACCAATAGTATTTATGAATATAATGTAAATACGTTCAAGCAAAATAAACAACCAGTTAAACCCATATCTGCCCACCCGATACGGACAACCAAACTCATCACGGCCATAAATCATGGGGCAAACAAAAAACCAACCGTAGTGCTTAAACTCTACTTTTATTTTGTTTTTCATACGCACCCCTTACTGTTCTCTCAAATACTTCAAATCATCTGGACAAGTCAGCTTCACACCGTCTTTCAAGCACCACACCTCAATATCAGTTAAGAATTCAGCCATCTGCTTTGTTGTGGCTTCTGTGATGCTCATTCGATTTGATACAAACTGTCTTAATGGTTCGTAGCCTGTGCTACCCGATTCTTTAAGCTCTCGCATTACCTTGAATGTTTCTGGATACTCACCAACATTGTCACGGTTATAAATTACTGACAGATATTTATATTTAAAGAACGATGAGGCCTCTTCTTTATCCAGTCCTCTATGATTCCCATATTCAGTCATCCATAGCCAATATAATCTTCGCTGTGCTGCTGAAAGGCTTTCTTGCTTACATGTGATAGTAACAACTAACGGCTTCCCTTCGTTCGCTGCCTTTGCATGATTAGTATTGAGATACCCAATTACATAGTTGATGTCAGAATGGTTTTTGATGACGAATCGTGGTTCCATTTTGACCTCGCAATAAAAAACCACCCGTGGGTGGCTTAACAACCTGTTGGCTGAGCTACCGCACGAACTAGAGCCATGATGCCTGTCTGAATGTCAGTTTTCCCAATAGCAGCCCAACGCAAAGGCTCTGCCGCTTCAAATCGACGGTACTCATGACATTCATCTGTATTGCCGTTGTAAACGGTGTAATGACGACCTTCGTACTCCATCCCTTGAATAGAACGCCGAGCTTCAGCAAGCTTTACTTCTGTGTCAGTATCTAGTCGTCCTGCCAGTTCAGCTTGTAGTGCAAGCAATTCCGCGCCCTTCTCTTTTATTCGATTCATTAAATCAACTTCTTCTTGAGAAAGTTCACGATAGCCTTTGATTTTACGATGTTGGTTTTCCATTTTAATTCTCACAAAAAAAAGCCCGTCATTTCTGACAGGCTCTGCATTTCAGGACTTAAGACTTATCTATCCATAATTAAAGGTAGATGTCTTTCACGTTAGTCTCGAGATGTGGTGTTTAACCACGATAATCATCATTGCCGTAGTTTTCAAGCTTAATTAAATCTTCATGTGTATCTGAAAGTAAAAGCTTAAATGATTTGGCCAATTCAACCAGGTCAGCAGCACGCGCACCGACTTCTGGAATATTAGTGTGATTGATAATGCATTGGTTTTCGGCAATAACCTTTTCTGCAAACTCGAATGCTCGTTCAATCATCTTAGATTTTGTTGCTTTAGTTCCCATCAGAAAACCTCTTCATTGTTATTTAAATTAAGCATCCGCTCTGTTTTTTCTAACATTGCATCAAACCATTCTTTTGATTCTAGAAGCCCCATCCCTCGATACTGGTCAAACCATTGATGGCAGGAATGGCACAACGGAATAGTGTATTTATCATCTGCTTTAATCCCCTTGCCTTTACCATGTTCGCTGAAATTAGAATGAGCCGCTTGTGAGTGAGGATATCCGCATCTAACGCATGGTAACGCTCTTATTTCGTTTAGCCTCTTTGTCGAACGCATTTTCTAGATTCTCTATTCTGGTTCTGAGAGTATTTACTTCACGCTGACATTCAGTCTTAAACGTATGGCTGCTGAATAAGTGGTTATAGTTTTCTAACCGGCTAAGATTACGTTTATAGATTTCTAAATTCTTCTTCGCTTCGATTGTGTCCATAGACTCACCAATCAGACCACGGGTTTAAAGGACGGCTTCTGTTTTTATGAAACTTCCATGCCTTGTAGTCTTGATACCATTTAATTAGATAACAAACAGGAATGGTTAAGAACATGACAACAAGAACGATAAAAGCAGCCATTGTCTTCTCCAAAAAAGAAAACCCCGTCAAACGACAGGGCTACAAACACTTAATCTTTCCACACTTTCTGCATTCTTTGATTAGGTCTTCGTTGTAATCCGATTCATATTCCCAAACATGTATGCAAAAGACCTGCTTAATTCTTCGGAGCATGTGAACCTCCAAAAAAATAGCCCTACGTTTAAGCATCGACTAGAAATCCAGTCCAGCACATCGGAATCCAATGTTCTAAGCTCGTAGGGCATAAAAGCAAAAAGCCCATCGGATGATGAGCTTTTAAAATTGGTGAGAACCCTTGAGGCTTACAGACTATTTCACTCTAGGGCATATTTAATCTCGATCGGCGAAAGACGCTGTAAGAATCCATCACCTAGTGGCACCTTACTTACACTTCGCACCACTCTAACATAAATATGCCACATGCCTTGTACAAGGTCAAGTTCTATACCTATTTGTATTTAATAAAACTATAACGGCAGTGAATTGCAGCTAAACCACATTTAACATCTGCTCTAGCATCATTTTGGGAATAGACAACAACCATATCTCCAACTGGATTCATTTGAGTTACAACCATTTCTGACCAAGAGTTGTTATAGAAGTATCTTTTGATTACAGCATCAAGCCATTCGTCCAACACTTCTGATTGCCCTTGCATATCTAAGATGAGGCGTTGAACTGCACGCGCTTCATTGTCTGTGATTTCACATGTTATACGCCCACGACCTTTAGGGATAACTGGATCATCAGAACAAAGCCAATCTGCCATGATCTGCTCTTTGCCTTTCACTTCTTGCTTGCGCTTTTTGGCAGCCTGATCCATAGCGACAGCAATCGGGTTTATGCTCTTTCCACAAGTTCCAGAATTTGAGTACATCCAAGCCCCAAATTGATAAAGCCATTCTTCTAGACTGTATTTGGTCCAGTCCGTTGTTTGCATAATGTGATTTACTGCCGCATTCATACCGTCACCCTTAATCATCTAATTCTGCTTTGTTTATAAGTATTGAGTACATTTCTTTTGAATAGTTTGATATTGGGAACTTCTTGCCTATTAGCTCTGCAAACTCATCATCAATTTTTCGAACAAGATCCATATATTGAATCTGCTTTTCATCAGTCTCACCTGTAGGCCATTCAGGTGTCTTAGCTTGGTACTCCTCTGCCCATGCTTTGACTTGTTCAGCTTTATCTTCATATCGAGTGCGAAAGAAAGCATGAAAACCTTCTTCGTGTTGTTCGTATGTCCCAACTTCGTAAAAGACCATCACGCCACCTCAAATCATCAAATACTTTTTAATTTCATCTATGGCTTCATCTGCACCGAAGCAGACTTTGCACATGTAACCTTGTTCTTCTAAGCGCTGTATCATGAGTCTTTGACTTGGCTGTAACTTCCCTTTCTTTGACTTCAATCCAAAGCCCGTGTATCTCACCATTTGGAACAATTAGCTGAAGGTCTGGAACACCAGCCTTTACGCCTAACTTCTTGAACTTTGCAGCTTCAATTATGTTTCTTGAGCCACCATTAGGAATATGGAATAAGTAATCACTCAAACGACCTGAACCATACTTCACACGATGCGCCCAACTCATGAGCGTCATCTGTTCTTGATCTTCTGTAGGTACTCGGTTGAATCGCTTAGAGCGAGCTGCCTTCAGTGACTGGACCCTTTGAGCCTCTTTGAATGTGGTCATTGGTCACCGTACTCCTGATAAGCCCTTAACATTGCCTTGTAGCACTCACGACGCTTCTGATTAGTCCCTGAATGGACGTCTGACCCTTTGATAGGATTCATTGCGACATGACCAGCGTTTAGCATTCTTTGAGTTGGCTCTTTTGGCACAATCACATAATTGCCACTGTTAAGTTTTTGAAGAGCTTCCATATCTTTTTGCATCTGATCAGAAACTCGATCTTTCATCATCTGCTTTGCAAAAGCTTTTTCAAACTCGCTTTGAGAAATACCTTTAATCATTTCATTATCAAAATTCATTGTTATTCCCCCTTGAGCGCTTGCTCTAACACCTTCACACCGCACACAATTACTTCTTCAAAAGTGGCAGTTGGATATTTCATTTCCTCAAGTACTTCTTCCATTGTTTGAGTTAAGACATCCACCCTCTTTTGCATCTTCAACATATTTATGCCTTGCTGAGTGTATAATGTTTGCAGCTCGTCACGCTCTTGCTTGATCTTTTTAAAGTGAACTTCATGACCAATCACTTCACCGTGATGAGATGCTTTAAGCTCTGTAATTTCTTGATGCAAATCAATAATTGCCTGAGCCTTCACACGGTTTAAGCGCTCAAGTTCTGCAATGCGCCCATGATTACCTTTTATTGTGGCTTTAAGCTCATCCACTTTCGCTTGCATTGACTGCTGACCAGCCTCAAAAGCTTCTTCCATCATTAAATCTGACTGGTACGTTCCGAACCATTCGCTGTTTTTGTAATACTCTTCAAACTCATCCATCTCAAACATCCTCTACTTTGCAATTCGGCGAAATGTGGTTTTCTATGGGGAAGTCGTCGCCCATGTCTTGATTCTCTTGCTTGATAGGCAAACTGTTTTGTGTATCGTTTTGGCATAAATTTGAAACACTACAATCACTTATTGCTTGATCGTTGCTTGATTCAATACGATGCCCTGCTGCCTTTTCTTGTGGCTCAGCATGTCTGAATTTGATTGATGAAAATGCCTGCCTGTAATCGTTAATCCCAAGAAATCTACCGCCATCTAAAACAGCTTCTACAGTGTAAATCTCTGTATCGTCTGATTTACTGTTTTGAAATACGACCTTATCCCCAACTTTAAACTCACTCATGACTGGCTCCTTTTTCTTGCTCATACCGCCTCCTTGTAACGTCTAGTCATGGCAATCGCGATACTTAAGTTGTTTTTCTTAAATATGCCGTTTTGCTTTTTCCACAGCGCATCACGCATTTTTCTTATTTCATTGAGCAGAATATCTTTCTCATTTTGTGTGAGTTTTTTAGGGCTTTTCATTGTTGTAATTCCTCATCTAACTGAGCAGCGAATACGTCTAACGTTTCAAGTAGATCAAGCTGCCCAATATCGTATTTATATGTTTGCCATTCGCCTTCACGTGGTACGCGCTGTAATCCTGTTTGCTCTTGCCACAACATGATGAATTGCTCACCGTGTATGTACTCTGGAATGGATCCAGTAGACCAAGAAGAAACTGTGCTGCCACCAGACACATCAAGGACGTAGGCGATCTTTTCATGTGACCATCCAAGGTTGCGTAAATCTAGAATCATGCGGTTGAAGTCTGGGCGTTTATAGCCTCGGCGTTGGCGCAAGAACTCTTTAGCTTTTTTCTTAGTTTCGAGAAAACGCGCGCGTGCGCGAGGATTGTCTGTAAAAGCTGTATTATCAACACGCATATTCATCTCCTAGACCTCGCTAACCTTGAGCTTAATAAGCCCGCCTTTAATGACATTCCCACGCTTTACTAGAAGTTCATCGAACTGTTCATCGTCCACACATAGACCGCATTTCACTAAGCTATCGATAGTCGCTTTTAGGTAGTTATCGATGTCTCGACATTGACGTGTAGGGAAATGAAAAGTCACTTCTAATTTGAGTCGTGCAGTTGATTTATGAGCTGGTACAACTTGGCGAACCAACGCATGAAAATCACGTGCTTTATTGCTTAGAAATCTTCTTTTTCCAGAAGCCACCCAATAGTGATTTACTGACGGTGGTGCAGTTTTAATTTCACAATCTAAAATGACTTTTAAGCCATCTTCGTAAATCGCTCTTATTTCGCTTGTATCAGCTATTTTTGCCTTAAGTGGTACATACACATCACTTTGTATTAAACGTGGCTGTAATGTGCTTTTTTGTGCGTTATTTCGCTTGTTTTGAATTGTTTCTAGCTGTTGTTCAGTCATTCTCATGATTTAGCCCCGAATAATTCTCTTGTTTTTTGGGTTGCTTCAAATTGGATTGTTGAAACCTTCGTTAAGTAACCTTCCTTGTGCAAAACTGACAAACATTTGTACGCGCAAGCTCTACTACCATTTACAACTCGTTCTACGATTTTAGTCACTGTGAATGGACTAGTAGCGTTGGCTGCATACAAGAGAACATCCAAATACCGCTCAAAGATTTCGAATTGCTTTTGCTGTGCTGTCATACCGCCCTCGCATCTTTCCAGTTGCACTCAATGGTTGTGAGTCCGCCATGTTGGAAACGTGACCAAAGGCGATCACCCAAATCATTTTTGAGTTGTTCAAGTGTCATGTTTGAAATGAGCATCGTTGCCTTGCATGCGTCATAACGTGAGTAGAGAACTTTGTGCACTAGCTCTAAGCGCTTATCGCGGTCGTGCAATCCGTACTCGTCAAGAATGAGCAAATCGTAGGTAGTGAACTCATAAATTACTGACTGCTCTGATTGATCTTTAGTGTCTTTGTCCCACGCTTTCATGATGCGTTGAGCCAATTCTTCGCTTGTGATGTAGCGTGCATAGTTGCCTTTCGCTAAAAGCGTTCTTGCAGTTGCACACGCCAAATGTGTTTTACCTGTTCCAGTACTTCCGACCATGACTAGGTTTTCGACTTCGCCCTTCACGATTTTTTTGGCAAAGCTTGCTGTTTGAGTTAAAGCGTTCTTTTGCCCAGCTAAAGGCGTGTTGTAATTTCTGAACCCAGCGTTTTTGTGTCGTTCTGGAATCATTGCGCCTGCAAAGTGTTTTTCACGTACAGACTTCTGAACTTCGAACGCATGTTCTTGGTTTGCTTTTTCCACATACTCGATTGCACATTGTGGACAGCCTTGGAAGCCTCCCATGATGATTTCTTTCACGTTGTGTTTAGTGCAGAAACCTGAACCTTGTAAAACTTCTGGATTAAGCATTGCGTTCATAGCATCCAATCCTCCAACTCAACAGGCTCACAGGATGGATGTTTTCCCATGCTGCATTCACGTTTCGAGAATCGATTGGATCTTGTGCTTTAGGTGCAGGCTTACGACTTGAAAAATTGCGTTTAATCCACTTAACAAAGTTTGTGTACATTTGGGTATCAGTGAGTAACCCTGCTTCAAGTTTTGTTGAGTAGTACCCATTGATCTCAAGTAACCAACCATCAACTTCGGATTGAGTCATTTTTGCGATACCTGATCTTTGCAACCAAGCATTCAACAAATCGAGTTTTGGATTCCAAAGTTTGAGCACTGCATCGACTGGATTTTCGCTACATGTACTCTTAATATTTTTATTTTTCTCTATATATCTATTGTCAGTTTCGTTACTGAACTGGTTTCGGTTCACTAACTGAACTGGTTTCGGTTCACTAACTGAACTAGACTGGTTCACTAACTGAACTGGTCTTTTCTTTGAACTAGTTTTGTTTTTGAACCGATCTACCAAAGAAATCTCATTTAAACGGTACGATTTTGTACCCTGTTTTCCAGTTTCAATAACTGAAATAACACCTAAATCTAATAGTTCTTTTAACCCGCTTGATACTGTTGCTCGGCCTAATTGGCGTGAACCTTCTAGGCTTTTATCGCCTTGTAATTGGCTGTAACTGACAAAATCAGTTTCCTTTTGAAAACCATTAATTCTATTTTCAAGTTCTGCATACACGTTTCGCGCTGCATCACTTAAAAAAGGCATAACCTCTTTGCGATACAAGCGACTTGACATGATATAGCCGTTGTCAAATTTATCGCTGAACATAGGTTTTTCTTTCTCGACTTGATGCTGCCGAGGGAACTTTATTAATGCGCTCATAAGCATTCCCTCTCAGCTATTTTTTCGAAGTAAAATTCAGGTAAGGAAATAGGAAGGCTCACACCTAAATCAGCTAATTGTTTAGCTTGACCAGGTGATACAACCCCTCTTAGTTCTGATTTATAAACAGCCAGCCTAAATCTAAATTCCTCAACTGATTTATTCCCTTTGATTGAGTTGCAGGTTTTACAGCAACTCACATAGTTATTAATGTCTTCACAATTTTGCGTATTTTTTGGTAGGAAATGATCCACTCGCATTTCTTCATATGTACCTATTTGGTCGCCACAATAGGCACAAGCTTTATCACTTGATAACCAAAGTAGTTTTCTAAATGCCTGTGAAAATACATGGCCTTGGCTATTAATTTTCACTACTTCCTTTAAAGATAATTTCTCTAAAATTGAGTTATCTCTCGATAAAGAAGGGTGCTTCCCAATTTCATGTTTATGTGCTAAATTCATATTTCAGTTCTCATTTCATTGCTTTGCATTGGAATGGCAGATAAGGCTCAATTGGTTACAACAATTGGGCTTTTTTTGTGCCTGTGGTTTATGTGGATTTGGTGCCATTTCAAGCTCGAATGGTTCAGGCGTATTCCTTGTATCTTCGGTAACTGTGGTCAGATCGATAGGCATTTGTAGACAATTAAGCATCTCCTCAACCTCGAAGATTATGTCCATGGCAGCTATACGCATTAGCTCAGACGAGCCGTTTAACTTTCTAGAACGCGCAATACGCTCTAATTTGATTTTCATTTCTTCCGTGCACTTAAAGGTGACACTTGCGGTTAATTTCTCGGCCATGTCACCACCTAAGCCGCTTTGATCGTGTGTGGGATGTTGGGATTTACAAGCAATAATTTAGAGGCCGAACCTTCAGGAACCATCTCGCCCCATAAGCTAACTGCTTGTTTACTAATTCCAATTGCTTTTGCCACACCGACTTTGGTTTTGAACGCCTGAATGGCGTCACTTTTCTTCATCAGTACTTGCACTTTCTTTACTCCAGTAAACAAAGACAAGTAAAGCATACTTTACTTAACTAAATCAAGCAAACTTTACTTATAAAAAGTTAAGCTAGCTTTACTAATTTGGGAATTTTTATTATGTCTTCGCTTCAAGAACGCATGCATCAAGCCAAAAAGCACTACGAATTAACTCGCAATAAAAAACTAAAAAACACAGAAATGGCTGAATTCTGTAAAGTAAGTAAAGCAAGT